GATTCTATGCGCTCCAGGGGTCTTGCCAGCCCTGACAAGGCCGATGCCCTTGCCCTCTGCCTTGATGGTGGTAATATCAGTTTCGACTTGACCTTTCCGGTGGAGAAGCCAACGTGGAGGTCATTGCAAGCCCTGATGGAGTCGAGCGACCCCGTTATGGCTGGCTTCGACGCAGGAGGTTAATATGAATATCTGGAACTGGATCACTGCAAATTGGACCGAGATTGTTGCCGCCCTCGGTGGCATCGTGCTTGCCGCGCGCATCATTGTGAAGCTGACCCCGACCCCCGCCGACGATTCGGCGTTGGAGAAGGTCGTCAACTTCCTCAAGACGCTCGGACTTCACATTAAATAAATTTAAGTGATCGGTGCGATTCTTAACATCATCGCGTCGATCCTTCGGCTCATTCCGGGTTGGAAAGAGAAGCGCATTGACCGCGCCGAAGGCGAGTGGCGCAACAACCGTGATTCCATTGATCGGGATCTTGGGGCTGTTGCTTGGTGGGTGCGCGACAACCAATCCCACGACGAACACGACCGGAGCCGTTGAAGCGTTGATGCGAGATGAGAACTACCCTGCTGTACGCAATTCTTCTCCTGCCGTCCGCTCATGGGCAAAACGCGCTTTGCATTATATCAACGATCTTTCGTTTGAACTAAACCGGGAACGCGACAAATGAACGCTAAAGACACACGGCGCAACGACTACTACGTCAGGATCATCGAGGCTCTCAACCAGCGCGAGACCTGGGAGAACCGGCAACGGCTGTTTTACCAGGCCCGTTATTTTGGTGTCCGCCGGAAGGTCAAGCCTTGGCCGACCGCCGCCGATCTGCACGTTCAGTTGATCGACACGGCCATTGAGAAGCTGAAACCCTCCTTCGTCAATTCCGCCATTGGAAACGACATCCTTTCCAGCTTCGTACCGATGCGCCAGCAGTTGACCCCTCTGACCGTTTCCGCCGAGCGTTGGTTTGACTATCAGATGCGGGAGAAGTCCAACTTCCAGAAGGAGATTGTTTCAGTCATCGACAACATCCTTCTTTATGGCCGTGGTGTTGCCAAGGTGATCTGGAACGAGGACAAGAAGCGTATTGACTTTGAGGCGATTGATCCCTTCCATATTATCGTACCCTCGTACACCAAGGAATTTAAGGATGCCGATTTCATTGTTCACATCATCTCAACCAGCGTCGATTCCTATAAGGCTAACCCCCTTTACAAGCAGGACGAAAACTTTATCAAAATCATTTCGGGTAAGCCGTCCAAATCGGTGGGCTTACGAAGTGAGATTCAGGACGAGATTTACCGCCGTGAGGGAATTACCCAGGAAGCTGAGAATGATCGCATCATTCTTTGGGAAATGTATACGCCCTCCGAAGAAGGATGGAAGGTCGAAACTTATAGTCCGCTGGTTGTCACCGAGGATGTAAGGAAGCCGTTCATCCTTCCCTACCGCCACGGCGAACCTCCCTTTGTTGATTTCCCCTATGAAGTCACAGGGGGCGGTTGGTACAGTCCACGGGGAGTTGCAGAAATTCTCCTCCCTGGAGAGAATCTACTCAATAAGCTGAAGAATAGCCTGAGTGATTACGTCGAACTTGCCAACCGACCCGTTTTTGAGGCGCAGAATCCGATCAGCCTCAACACCGCCAACCTCAAGATGCAGCCCGGCCAGATCCTACCGCAGGGTCTCAAGCCGGTGCAGTTCAGCCAGCCTCCATTCGACTTCCAGCGTCTTATGCTGGAGGAGCGGATGTTGGCCGAGGCCCGGATGGGCAATCCCGACTTTGGAGCCGGATCGCAGTTCCAAGTGTCCGACCGCAAGACCGCCACCGAGATTTCGGCGCTGCAGGCTCAAGCCGCCGCATCCGGCGATCTTCGTAACCGCATCTTCCGAATGGGGCTTTCCCATCTCTTCAAGCAGTGCTGGTCGCTCTATGTCCAGTACAACAAGCGTGATCTTATGTTCCGCTACGCCGAGGAGACCGGTGCGATGCCTCCCGAAGGTATCCATGAGGAGTACTCGATTGAGCCGAAGGGCGGTCTTGACTTTATCAACCGCCAGTTCTCGCTCCAGAAGGCCGTCGCCCGGATGCAGATGTTCCAGGGAAATCCCTACATTAACCAGGGCGAACTGGTCAAGTCCGTCATCGAACAGGACGACCCCAGCCTTGTGCGCCGTCTGTTCCAAGACCCTCAAGCCGGAATGGGCGACCAGGGCGAGGATCAGGCGACCGAGATTGCCACTATGCTCGCCACCGGCTTCCCAGTTCAGATCAAGCCTTCTGACGATCACAAGATCCACATCCAAGTCCTTTTCCAGTTCAACCAAGCAGCCCAAGCTCGCCAGCAACCCGTAGACCAAGTTGCCATGCAAGCGATCATGCAACACCTCCAACAGCACCTTGCCGCGTTGGAACAGGTTGACCCGAACACATCCCGCGCCATCCAGAAACAGCTTCGTGATGCGGCCAAACAGGAAATGCGTGCTGCCGAGCAGATTGCTCCGCAAGGCGCAGAACCCGCCGCTCCGATGCCGGTTTGAAGGTTCCGGTAATGCGACCGCCCTTCCAGCAGGAGGGGTTGGCAAGCCTTTGCCAGTGGGCGAATGGGCTTGGTGCAAACGGCAAGGCCGTGGAGATCGGCGCGTATAGCGGTGAGGGAACCGAGGTTATTTCCAAGTATTTTAAGGAGGTGCTGGCGGTCGATCCCTGGATCAACGGCTACGACTTAAACGATGTCGCCAGCCACCAATGCCCGATGAAGTTTGTTTTTGAGGCTTTCCAGAACCGTACCAAGGGGCTTGGTAACGTATCCTTCAGCCGTGGGAAAAGCCTTGACGCTTTGGAGTTTGTCGGTAACGAATCCCTGGATCTTGTATATGTTGACGGCGATCATAGGTATGAGGCGGTTGTGGCGGACATCCAAGGGTGGAAGCCGAAATTGCGTAAGGGCGCAGTGCTGGCTGGACACGATTGGTCCTTCCCGGCTGTACAGAAGGCTTTATCCGAGACTCTTGGGCAAGTCGAATTTAAGCTGTTCCAGGGCGATAGTTGGGCGGTAGTGGTATGAGAAAGCTCAAAGCCATCCTAGCTTTTCTCCGCAACCAGGAGTGGGTAGACGAACCCAAGTGGAAGGATGAGGACGAAAAGGCTTGGACCGCCTTCCTTGGCACACCCACCGGCAGGCGTATCAGCCTTATTTTGCTTAACCTAACCCTGCGCCAAAACTCATCTGCGGTTATGAAAGAAGGCCAGAAACTTGCAGAGGCTTGCGGTTATGCTAAAGGTTTTAGAGGTTGTGTTGCGGTTCTCGAATCGCTCGCAACCCAAAAACTTAACTCGGCCGCCGCCCTGAACGATGGCGACGAGACCGAAGAATAAAATCGTTCATTGCCCTATTGCCGGAATGACTCCCCGGCAAGCGGTGTAAGAAAGGGTCAAATGGCTGATTCGAGTAACCTGACGGAAGCGGATATTCTGGCGATGGCGCAGGCGGCTGACGAGGGACGGGATTACAATCCCATTCCCAAGGAAGACGAGAAAGCCAAAGCTGAAGCACCCGAATCCGAAAAGGCCAGCGGAGATACCGAGCAGAAACCCGCGCCTGCCGAAAACGCCGAAAACAAACAGGAGGCTTCGAGTGAAGTTTCCGCCACTGAGGAGAAATCCGAAGAGGCAAAAAGTTCTTTAACAACGCAACCTTCAGAAGACAAGTCGGAGTCGGCTTCCGAGGAAAAGAAGCCGTCCCGATATCAGAGATCGCTTTCTCGACTTGAGAAAGAGTGGGAAAATGTCAAAGAGGAAAGAGCAAGACTCAAAGCGGAACGTGAAGCCATCGAACAGGCGAAAGCCCAAAGAGAGGCTTCGCAGCCTAGTTCTGAAACGCCGAAAACAGGAAATCGACGCTTTAGCGCGGAAGATTACCGGGATGCGGCAAAGAGCTATCGTGAAGAAGGCCGCGACGATCTTGCAAGGCTCACTGAGACAAAAGCCACCGAAGTTGAGACGGAGGAGCGC